ACTGTCGCACAGGGGTTCTGTGGGGACAACACACTAACGGGATTCCGTTGAGGCTTTGAAGGGCTCGCTTGGATAAGTCGAGAGGCGGTAAAGATTTAGTTGCGTCTTAGTTGTTTCGATACAGCGGGCAGTCTGTTTAAGTCAAGCAACGGGGAGTTGCTATCATGGGCAAGGTTAATCAACTGTGGCAAGATGAGCGTGACGAGTTGTGGGACAGGTTCTTCAACGAATACCTAGATAATCTATCATCGTCGCGTTTGTCCGTTACGTCAATTGATGCGGCGTCGCAGTACGCCGACGACATGTTGGAAGAAATGGACAACGACGCCAGCAAAGGTGATTAACCTTGGTAGGAGCGCCACAATGACGCCAGACGACCAGGAAGAACTGCGCCGGTTTGCAAGTGAGTGGCGCCAGTTTAGGCACGAAGCCAAAGAGGCATTTTTCTTCTTTGGTTTCCTTCTAATTGTGCTGATTGCTGTGACTGTTGTTAACGTCATTGCGAATTAACGGAGATCATCCGATGACCGATAAGGATGTTGAGCGCGTGAAGGCCGACATTCGCTTCGCAGATGGAAGCGTTCACCGCTGCATCGGACGGCTTCGCTGCGACAAGCCAGTGTTGTTCAAAGACGAGGCTGACGTTGTCGCTCACATTGACCGTGTAAACCAATTGCGGGGCGCCAAGTGCCTAGAGCTTGTCGCCGCCCTCACCAGCACAGGAGAGTAAGTGATGGCCGCTATCCAATGTGCGGAATGCGGTCGCTTCTGTGGTGAAGCTGACTTCGCATCCGGTCATTGTCACTACACCCCGGAAAGCGAGTTCACACGCGAGCGCATCGAATGGACATGCAGGCGATGCGCCGCCGCTCTCACCCCACCAACAGAGGTGAAGCACGATGGCACGGAGGAAGTTAAAGGATGAACTGTACGACTTAGCCGACGAACTACGTTCGACTAAGATTGAGGGTTCATTCTTCACAAGGATTTGGATGGGCGCGGGGCTTAATCACGCTGCTGAGATAATAGAAAGCCGAGCGGCTGAGTTAATAGTCGATGAGATCGTAGATCGAACGCAGCGAAGCGAAGAGGAGATGTTGCATGGAAAAACAAAGTGACAGAACTCAGCAAGAAAGGCGGATTCGCTGTATTGAATTAGCTCTCGCCGGGGATCGTGTCGGACGAAGCATAGAAACAGTCCTCGCTAGAGCGAAGGCCTTTGATGAGTTTATCAGAGAGGAATCGTAATGGCAAAGCAAAGCGGCAAGCGCCCTACACTGACAATCAAGGCTGAGAAGTCGGCCAAATCCCGCGTTGAGGAAATGTTCGGCGGGACAACGCAGCCAACTGAACCTGAACCAACAATGGTTGTTGAGGCGGTTGTTCCAATTGCGGAAGCAATCGAGGAAGGTTCCGTGCGCAGTATCTCGGATGCAATCGACGGAATGTTCGATGGGTTGGGAACGGATACGTTTCCGAACACCAAGTATCCGCCGGGACCTAAGAACAACGGCCAAGCCGCTGCTGAGTTCGTTATTGCTCGGCAGTTGAAGAAGCGGGCTGAGGCTCGTTACAAGGCTGCTGAGGATGAGGCTCGGAAGCAGGGATGCTTCGGCAATCCCGAGGATTACAGGGAAGGAGACACGGTTGAAGTTTATCGGACCGGAGCGTTCACGTTTTCTGTGACGCGGAACAAGTCAACGTCAGTCGTTGACAAAGAGTTGGTTGAGGAAGTCCTACGGGAAGTCGCTCCGCACAAGTGGCAAGAGTTACTTGAGCGGTGTAAGAAACCCAGGGCGGGGGCAACTCAAATCGTTACTTCACTAAGATAAAACAAAAACGCGAGAGCGGGGAAATTCGGAGGGGACAGTAAAGTGAACAACCGGGGAAACACTACCACAACAAAGCCTGATAAAACAATAAAGAAAACCACGGCAAGAAAACTCCACTTCGTCCTGAAGTGTTGAGCAATCTCCCAAAAGAAGTAAGTTAATAAGTTAAATTTGCGCGGTAAGCCAAAGGGTGCGGCGATTCCGATAAGGTCAAATTAAGCTGGTTCGAGTCCAGCACCGCGCGCCAGCACACGAAAGCAAGGACGGATAACACCGTTGGATGCAGTTGAGTGCGAGTAGTGTGCTGGCAATCTATCATTTGGCGTAGCACGACTGTAACTTTAACACGGAGGAGTAACAACAATGGCTTTTGAAATTGGTAAGACCTACAAAACGAAGATTGGTCAGGACCGAAAAGTTGTCGCTGAAACGTCGGACGGCATGTTAATTGTCGAAGACGTGAGAAAATTCTTAAATTATCGAAATCCGGATGGAACTAGTCAAAGAGATTCAAAGTTCGATTTAATCGACCCCGATGAGCCAACTCCGGTAGAGCGAGAGAAAATCGCTAAGTGTTTGCGGGCGGCACGATATATGGGTTCATATAATCATCTGAAAGATGGGCGTTCTCTTACAGATTTAAGCTCGACCCCCGCGCAAGAACTAGCAAAGGCAATTTTGGAGGTACTTCGTGATGAAAGTCGGTGATAACATTCTAGTGTATGGCACCCTGAAGGCTGGTTGTGGTGCTAATTCGTTCATGCAGGGACGATCTGAGTTCGTTGGAGACGACCGAATTAACGGCGAACTGTATGACCTTGGAGCCTATCCGGGCTTCAAAATGGTCGGGAAGTCGGAAGTTCCTGGCGAACCTGTTCCGTTTCACCATGATGGCCCATTTGTATCCGGTGAAGTTTATCGGATTACAGATGAACAGTTGCCGAAGATGCTCGACAACTACGAAGGATATCCTCACTTGTACGACCGGCGACGAATGAAAACGGAAAGTGGGGAAACGGTGTGGGTTTACACTTACGCCAACGGCAATTACATTGATTATCCTCGAATCGAAAGCGGGAGTTGGTGACATGTTTATTGAGGAACACGGCGGTGGTTGCTGCGGAATTACTCATGTAATCGGTTTTGAACACGCCCCAACACGGAATTTGAAGAGAGAGCTCGACGCGATTCTTCGAACTTGGCGAGGAGACATGTACGAAAGGCGGTATAACGATGACACAGGCGAGTACGAAGATGTTCCTGATACGTTCAACTGTGTTCTTGAGGCAACCCTGACCGACGATCAGATGATTGGTTGGGCACCCGAGATGAAGGCCCGTGGTTTTAAGTTAGTGAATCGCTTCAAGAACAGCAACTCTGGGAACTACGTCAACGTGCTTCACTTTAGCCCGGCAGAACCGCGCGGTCGCAACCGAGTCAAGCGTCCGTTCAATTGGTAGCAAACGAGAAATAGAAAGGTTACTCAGTCAATGCCAAGTCTAGCGTCTTACAGCAATTGTTGCGGTGCGTCGATCCTTCAGGGTTTCAACGATGACCCGAATGGGGTGGGATCTAACGTCGCATATCCAGCACTATATGGTCCTGTCGATGGATATGAGAGTGTCGTGTTCCGAGAGAAGCCCAAACGCGGCTACTACGGAGTGGAAAGCGGCAAACTCCTAGCCGATTGGTACGGATATTCCGTTGATGAAAACGGGAAGAGAATTACCAAAACCGCAAGGGAGTCTCTCGCCGAGGTCATCAATAGCAAGCAGAGGCAGTACCCCGGCCATCTTTACTCCTGCGTCCTTACCGCAGGGCAGATCAAAGCGTATCCAGCCTGGCTCGAACTCTTGAAAGAATTCGGCTTCGAGTGCGTTCGCCGCTGGACTAATTCTGTTCACAACGATCAGGAATTTCTTTATTTCTTCATCCTTTGCACTGATGGAAAGGGTAAGTGCAAGGGTGATAACTCCAGCCCACCTCCGGGTTGGAATGAGCTACCAGAACCAAACGGGGTAGCCTTCGGCAAGGCGGCTTGATAACACGAACACACCTTCGGAAACTCATTGTGGTATTTATAAGTGAGGTTCGATTCCTCCGCCGTTAAATGTCCTCGCCCGAAAAAAGAGTTACCAAACTCGGTGAACTTGCCTGTGAAACGGCCTCACCCGGAATGGACTAGGTTAGTTAGTTTCCGGTGTCCGATGAATCAGTTCGTCATATTTGCCCAAAGAGGGCGGGGAAAGCGAAACCGCGAGCCTAGTGCCGGACTAAGCCCCGCCCTTACAACTTGAGAGAAAAGAGAATGTCGTCTTCTAGAAGGAGAGCAAAGATAATGGCCGCTGCAAAAGAGAGGGCTAAGAAGCCTCAGCCCGAGCCAGAGGTAATCGCAAAGGAAGTTAGGGAACACGTTGTCCAGTTGATGCAGGATTCAACTGTTGAGTTTCCTCCGTTGTACATGGAAGTGTTCGTTGCGGAACAGAGCGCCGAACCGCTGCTCGCTGAAATGTTTGCTAAGACGGGCTGCACCAAGGCTAAGTCGCTGGCTCAAGCAGACCTCGTTGTGTTCACGGGCGGGGCAGACATTAATCCTGAATTGTACAAGGAAGACCCTAAGCGTACGCATCCAACCACTCGCATTGATAAAGAGCGGGATGCTCGGGATATGAAGGTGTACGCCGATGCTTTGGCTATGCGTATTCCGATGCTAGGTATCTGTCGCGGTGCCCAGTTCCTTCACGTTATGAACGGCGGTACGTTGTACCAGGATGTTGACAACCATGGCAGGCCGCATTCCATGTCAACCCACGATAATCTTTTACTTGCTAATGTATCCTCTACCCACCATCAGATGTGTATTCGTAACGAGAAGATGGAAGTCTTGGCAACAGCCCGAAAGAGCACGAGCCGGTATCTTTGTAAGGATGTTAGGGAGACGGGAGGAGATCACGCAGACATTGAAGCGTTCTTCTATCCAGACACTTGTTGCCTAGGATTTCAGGGACACCCGGAATATCGTGGGTATTCGCTTTATACCAAGTGGTGTCTCGAACAAGTGGAGCGGTTCATCATGCACAATCCTCGGGTCAAATCCGAGAACAACAATTACCGAATTCAAAAGACAAATATCATTCAGCTTTAGGCGGAAGGAGAGCGGATTGTGTGTGGGCTTATCGGAATATTTGGGGATTTGGCGTACAAGGATGAGGACGCCGTAAAGCGGATGATGTTGATGAATTACTTTCGTGGTAAAGACTCAACTGGGCTGGCAGCAATCAGGAACACTGGGGATGTTAAGATTGCCAAGTTAGTCAGTCATCCGATGGACTTGTGGGAAATGCCCAAGTTCAAAGAGGCGTTGAACGCTAATCTATCATGCGCATTCATTGGTCACGCACGGGCCGCTACTCGTGGTTCAATTACCAATTTCAATGCCCACCCGTTTAGGTACGGGCATATCGTTGGTGCCCATAACGGGACGCTTGATTGGAACTGTCAAAAGGAATTGAAAGACGCCTTGGGTGGGCTTGAATTCCCTGTGGACAGTATGTACATCTTCGCTGCTATCGAAGAACTCGGGGTAAAGGAAACCGTTAAACTTCTTCAGGGAGCGTGGGCTATCTCCTACGTCAACCTCGAAGAAGGAACGATGAACTTCCTAACCAACGGGGATCGTCCTCTTTATTACGCCAAGACAAAGGACGGTAAAGCGGTTATTTACGCCTCAACTTGGACTACGATTGCTTCTGGTGTAGCCCACGACAATGAGTACGAATATCGAGAGTTACTGAAAGATAAAGACGGCAACCGGATGTATAAGTTCGAAAAGGATACACACTATTCTTGGGATATTGGAGCATTAAAGTCAGGCAAATCGAACAAACCGAAGTGTGAGAAGATGGAGGGTAAGGAGCCTTTTTTGGCCGTATCTTCCAACGTTGGGGTCCACAGGGGAGGCAACACGTCAGCACCGTGGAAGCAAAATGCGATTACCTCAACGACGACATACCGGACTTCTTCGGAAACTAAATCTCCAATTGTCCACGATTTGACAGGAACAAAGGAGACTCCATATCCGGGGTACAGCAAGAAGGAGTTCGAGGATTGGACAAGCCAAGGGTGCGCATACTGCGGCTGTCACATTCCTTACGGAACTCTCGGGATTACGATTTACGAGAAAGAAAAGATGGTTCTTTGCCCTGCTCACTCGGGTCGGGTTCCAGACGACAAGGTCCGCATTTTCGTGCCAAAGATTAATGTTGCAGCGTAAAAAGGAGAAGAAAGAAAATGACTGTTTTAGCGGGAGCGGAGGGATTCACGTTCGGTTGTGATCCGGAGATGTTCATTACGGACACGAACGGCGAGTTTGTTTCAGCAGCCGGATTGATTCCTGGGACAAAGGATGCTCCGTTTGAAGTCGAAGACGGGGCCGTTCAAGTGGATGGACTGGCTGCTGAAATCAACATCTACCCTGTTGACAACTTCGATGACTTCAACGGGAAAATTGTTTCGGTGGTACGGCAGTTAAAGGCCATGCTGCCGAAGGGATATGGGTTGAGTTTTGCGCCGGTTGCAAACTTCTCCCAAGCGGTGATGGACACGCAAACAGAAGTGGCGAAACAGCTTGGCTGTGACCCCGATTGGAATGCGTGGACGCGAGAACTCAACCCTGTCCCTGACACATCGGCCCACCCCAATCTTCGTTGCGCTGGCGGGCATCTTCACGTTGGTTGGTTGTTCGGGGAGGATCGAATCAATCCGGAAGATGAAACCCACAAGGGTCACGGATTTGACTTGGCGCGCCAGTTTGATTGGTTTCTTGGTGCTTGGGCAGTCCAGAAAGACCCAGACGTAACTAGAAGGTCTTTGTATGGTAAGGCTGGGGCTTGTAGGATTAAGCCGTACGGAATGGAATATCGTGTTCTCTCGAACTTCTGGGTTCAGAATAAGGATACTCGCCGACAGGTTTGGAACAGGATGCAAGAAGCCATCAACCAGATGCAGCGGGCTGAGTTTTCGAAATCGTATCCGCAGTTCACTCAGGATATGATTAAGATTATCAATGAGGGTAAGACCGACCACGATCTGTTCAACATCATGCACTATCCTCTTCAGCGGGTGTGAAAACAATGAAGAATCCGAATCTCTATGATACCTTGGAGGAAGCCGCTCGGAGGCTGTTCCAAACAGTTGTCATGTATGACGGCGAGCCGTATTACGTGATGGACATTACCGATCACAAGGGCGACGGAATCTACCGCGTCTATTTGTGGCCTACCAAAGAAAATATATCGAAGGCTAAGGCCAGCGGTAAGTACCCGCCGATTAGTAATCAACTTTACCACTCGGAAGCGCAAGGCCACGCGCTGGACAAGTGGATGGATGAAAACAAGGAATCTCCTGTTGTACGGAAAATGGCGAATAGTCCATTGTTCAATAAGTTTCGTCCATTTTCACTTGGAATGATTAATGATGATGGGTCTGCGTATTATCTTGCTCGTTCTCCTGAGCGTCGAGTTCAGCAGGGACTGATCGCTCAAATGATTGACTCTTGGGAGGTGGGTCGTCGAAGCCAAGCGGGCAGACGGTACGGGGGCTCACTCTACAGCCCGTCATTCTATGATTGCATCAAAGGAAATCACCCCAGTGCGCGAGAATGTCTCGAAAACCTTTTGGACCCAAGTGTAGCAAATGAAACGGCTGCTTTCGATAGGAACTTGGCTTTTATCCGAGGTCCAATCGACACTTTGTTCCTTCAGTACAAAACTGAAGTCGTTGGGTTCGTTCCTCGTGATCCAGCGAATCCCCGTGTCGAGTTGGCCCATAGGTTTGGGCACTTACGTGAGGTTATCGGAGAGTCGGGACATTTTCACGGCGTTTCGGTTAGACCAAAGTAAGAATGGAGAAGAAAACGTGGTCTTCGTTAAGAAAAATGCAACACCCACCGAACCTGATTTGACGATTGCTGGAATGCGGGGGCTTCGGCCCAAGGCGGGGCACGTTGGGATTGAGGTCGAGTGTGAGGGAACCAAACTTCCACAGACAGGACTAGGCAACTATTGGGCATTTCATCGGGACGGCTCTCTTCGCGGCACTGAGAACGCCGAGTACGTTCTTACGCGGCCTATATCTTTTGATAAGGTTGAAGAGGCCGTCAGGGAGTTGTGGGCGAAGTTCAAAGAAACCGGAACTAAACTGGATGAGTCTGTTCGGACCTCCACACACGTACATTTGAACGTTCTTCCTTTTTACCAGAACCGGCTGGCCTCGTTGTTGGCTCTTTGGTTTATCTTTGAGGAGCCTTTGAGTTTCTGGTGCGGGGAACATCGGGCCGGAAACCTCTTCTGTATCCGTGCGAAGGACGGCCCGGTAATCATTGAGGAAATTAAGAATTGGTTTGAGAACAAGGGGTCTTATGCTCTCGATGATGACAGTCTTCATTATTCTGCTTTGAATGTTGGAGCGCTGTACAAGTTCGGGAGTGTCGAGGTTCGAACGATGAGGGGCGTCACTGAACCTGGCCCGCTTCTTCAGTGGGTTCGCATCTTGAAGAAGATTTACGACGCCAGTGAGAAGTACGTTGATCCTCGTACTCTTGTCGAAGAGTTCAGCTTGAATGGCCCAGTGGAATTCTTCCGGAGTGTGTTCGAAGAAGAGGCAGACGGCATTCTCCGAGAGATCGGAGACTTGAACCTCCGGCAGAGTTTGTTTGAAGGGATGCGCTTCGCACAGGATTTCGTGTACGTTCGAGATTGGTCTATCTTTAATCCTGTGAAGATTACTCCTGATCCCTTTGGCCGCAAGACAAAGAAGGTTGCTAATGTTCGGGAAGACGCTGGCCGTATAATGGATAATGTTCCATTTCCGGGCGGTCCTATCGCCGCACCGAGAGCGTTCAATACCCGTTGGACCTTGGTTGATGAAGGAGTTGGTGGCATTGAGATTTAGAATACACCCGTATCGTCAGGGTTCTAGAAGTGCTCTGGCTCTCGCTGAGGCGTTGGGTGGGCGTGTCCTTAAGTTAGAGGGTAGCAAGTTCATCCAACGTCCTGATGATGTTGTAATCAACTGGGGAGATAGTCGCTGTGACCGTCAATCTATCATCAACAAAGCCGAAGCCGTTCAACGAGCAGCCGATAAGCGAGAAGCCTTCAAAGCCCTTAAAGCTAGTGGCGTCACAACGCCTTTGTTCGCAACTTCACGCGATGGAGTTACTTGGGAAGGCCTTACGGTTGTTAGACACAAACTCTCCGGGCATAGCGGAGAAGGTATTGAACTCCGAGACGCCTCAGACTTGCCGGATGCACCTCTCTACGTCCAGTACGTCCCCAAGAAAACTGAGTATCGAGTTCACGTGGTCGGAGAGCGAGTCGTTCTCGTACAGCGAAAAGCCAGAGATAGTCGCTGCGACAATCCAAATTGGAAAGTAAGGAATCATCAAAATGGCTTCATCTTCGTGCGAAATGATGTACAGGCTCCATGGGGTTTGGAGGAACAAGCAGTCCGAGCAGTCAAAACGCTTGGCCTTGACTTCGGGGCGGTTGACCTTATCTACAACGAGAACAGAGACACTGTTTACGTCCTAGAAGTCAACTGTGCGCCAGGATTGGAAGGGAGTACGATTGATGACTATGCGAATGGTTTCAAAAGCCTTCGGGAAAATAGAAGCGTCGGCTGAGATAACAAGTCTTCCCGGCTGCTCTCAAATCGCCGTAATCCACTCTGCCTTTGTTAATCCTAACAGGAGGGGCCGTGGAATTGGTTCTAGAGTTCACATGGAAAGGCTCGATAAACTCTATGGAGACTTCTTGTATGATGTTGCGATTGCAACAGTGGATACCGCCAATAAACCTCAAATGAGGATTATGGAAAAAGCGGGATGGAGACAGGCGGAGGTTTTCAAGTCCAGAAAAACAGGCAATTGTGTAGCAATTTTTATCAAACATCTTGAAGATTAAACGAAATAAACATTAAGCGCTATAACCCGGCGGGGAGGTACGTTGCCCCGCCCAATAAGACTCGGAAAACCGAGCATTGAAGGAATTACTTATCCGATGTCACATTTGCGATCATCTGCTCTCGCAGCCACGCTTTAACCGAGACTTAAAGCAGTGGGAACCATGCGACACTTGCATGGAAGTTATCCAAGATTGTCTAAATGACTTGAAGGATAACGCGGTCTTCGTCGAGGAAGACGAACGTACCGCCATTACAGAAGCAGGAATTCCCATACAAGAAGATTTTACTTGACAACCATGTTTTAACGTGGTATAATGCACTATAGAAGGACAGAGTTCCTTTTGTATTTTTCTTTTCTTTTAGCCGGGAAACCGGGGTTTTCTTATTCTTTTTGAATAAACCCATTAAATGTGGGGGTAGGGGGCGAGCATCTAGCGAGCCCCTATTACATTAATTGATAAAATAATAAGATTGGATAAATCCAACAATGACTAAATCAATCAGCGAATACGTGCGTCTCCAAGAAGAGTTGGAACATTTCCGAGAAGTTGCCAAATCTCCTAACTACAGCAAGGGGACTCGGGAGTACGCGTTAGCAGAGGCTCGTAAACTAGAAAGCCAACTCGGAATTGAAAGCGAGCCTTATAATTGAGAGTTCTCGTTGCTTGTGAATTCTCAGGAGTAGTTCGAGAAGCCTTCAGACGAAGGGGCCACGAAGCTTGGTCCTGTGATATCCTTTCGTCCGATAGTCCTTTCCACATCAATGATGATGTATTAAATCATCTAGATGAGGGTTGGGATTTAATGATTGCCCACCCGCCTTGTACGGACCTCGCGGTTTCGGGGGCACGTTGGTTTAAGGAAAAGCTTGAGAAAGACCCTGAGTGTCAAGACAGAGCCTTGGCCTTTGTCCAAGCATTAATGAATGCAGACATTCCGAAGATTTGTGTTGAGAACCCAATCTCGATAATTTCTTCTAGAATTAGAAAGCCAGATCAGATTATCCAACCTTGGATGTTTGGGCATGGAGAAACTAAAGCAACGTGCTTGTGGCTCAAAAATCTCCCGCCTCTTGAACCGACAGAGATTGTTGAGGGACGGTATCCCAGAATTCACAGGACTTCACCAGGACCGAGCAGAGGATTAGAGAGATCAATAACGTACGAAGGAATAGCGAGAGCAATGGTGGAACAGTGGGGATAGTCCAACACGGACCCTGCCCCTCTTGTACGAGTTCAGATGGGTACTCCGTCGATCCTAAGACTGGATGGGGTCACTGCTTCGTTTGTGAAAAGAATGTTCCACCGGAGGGTCAAGTCGTAAAAGAAGAATTCAAATCAACAGAACGAGGAGTTCGTACAGAGAAGATTACTCCTAGAACAACTGTTTATCACGCAGCAACCAACCGAAGCATCAGCAGTCAGGCCGTAGCAAAGTACGGAATTGACATTGTACAGAACGATGAAGTTCTAGAGGCTCGGTATCCTTACTTCATCAACGGCCAGCACGTAGCCAACAAGGTCCGAACAAAGGACAAGAAGTTCTTCTATGAGGGAGAACGAGAGAACGTACGAAAGGTTGAACTGTTTGGACAACACCTCTTCCCGCCCGGAAGCGCCAAAGCAATCACTCTTGTCGAGGGCGAGTACGATGCTCCGGCGGCTTGGTTGTTGCTTGGGAGTCGCTATCCCGTTGTGTCTGTTACTGGCGGGGGCACTTGCCTTCGAGATTGCAAGAATAACTTTGAGTATCTGGATAGCTTTGACAATATTTATCTCTGTCTTGACAATGACGAGGTAGGTCAGAAACTCTCCAAGCAAGTTGCCGATCTGTTCAAACCAGGCAAGGTCCACATCATTAACCTAAGCGAAGGCAAGGACCCAAACGATTACCTCAAGGCCGGTAAGTACAAAGAGTTCGTCAAAGAGTGGTGGGCAGCCCCCGCGTACATGCCAGACGGACTTAAACTCGGAACGGAGATATGGGATGAAATCATCAATCGTCCCAAACACTTCCAAGTTGATTATCCGTTTGTTGGCCTCAACAAGCTTACCTACGGACTCCGCCTTTCTGAAATGGTGGTCGTTACAGCAGAAACGGGTATTGGCAAAACGTCGATTCTAAAGGAAATCGAATATGCGCTTCTTACAAACAAAGAGCTTATCGAAAAAGGTTACGGTGTGGGTTTCCTACACTTGGAAGAGCCTAATTATGATACCGCTCTTGGTCTTATGTCTATCCACGCGAATAAACCCTATCATCTCCCTGATACAGAGCGTACCGTGGAAGAGCTTAGAGTGGCTTATGATGCTGTTATCTGTACCGAGCGTGTTGTTATTTGGGATCATTTCGGCAGCAACACTGTCGACGCTGTACTCGACAAAATTCGTCACATGCACGCATTGGGTTGTAAGTATATTGTGCTGGATCACCTTAGTATTGTGGTTAGCGACCAATCCGGTGACGAACGTAAGCAACTAGACGAGATTAGTACGAAGGCTAAGACCCTTTGTATGCAATTGAACATCGCGTTGATTGTAGTCATTCACCAGAACCGCCAAGGACAGATTCGTGGTACGGCTGGTGTGGAACAGTTGGCGAATATCGTAATCAAACTCTACCGGGATAACACAGACACGAATGAGTGGCGGAGAAACGTTACTAAAGTTGTCGTAGAGAAGAACCGCTTTTGTGGTAGGACGGGGCCAGCTTGTTATCTCTTCTACAACGGAATTACAGGAAGGCTAGAAGAACTCACTAGGGAAGAAGAGGAGATGTATGAAAATGGAGAAAGCCTATCCGACGATAAGCTGTCTTTCTGACGAAGACATTGACAAGTTGATTGCCGACCACTGGCGAGAGATTAAAGGATTAATCCAAGAACTAAAGAGGCGGAAAAAGATTGTATCTGACACCAACACAACTCCACTGGGCTTTGGACATCGAGACGGACGGACTCCGTGATGACCTTACCCAAATCTTTGTTGTGTGTGTTGAGAACATTCTAACAGATGAGAAAAGAACATTCACAGATAAGGAAGCCTTCAATGAGTGGCAGAAACCAGAATACCGATTCGTTGGTCACAATCTGGTGGCTTTTGATATTCCTATTCTCAACTCTCTTTGGGGCACTCGCATCGGCATCTCACGTCTCGTCGATACCTTTGTTCTTAGTATGTTGTACAGCCCTAGTCTCGCTGGGGGGCATAGTTTGGAGTCTTGGGGAGAAAGACTAAGGTTTCCGAAGTTACCTTTCAAGGACTTCACCCATTACTCAGAAGAAATGAAGGTGTATTGTGAAAACGATACAGCACTTACCAAACGGTTATTCAATCGTCTCACTAAACGGATGCGAGATGTTGGTTTCTCCGAACGAGGGGCCATGCTGGAAACTTATTCGTGGCATATCATACAGAATAAACAGCGGAGAAACGGCTTTCCATTTGACGCCCAACGAGCGCACGAACTTCTTGTGGAACTACGAAAGCGGGAAGAGGAATTAAAGAATGAAATCTACAGGCAATGGCCTCCTTCCTTCGAATGCGTCAATAGTTTTGCCAAGGCATTTAAAAAAGATGGAACATATTCTGCAAACTATGAACGGCATCTACAACAATATCCAGAGTTGCGGCTACGAGACGACGGAGGATACGACGCATTTGATTGGGTTGAGTTCAACCTTGGCAGCCCAAAGCAACGAACTGAAAAACTTCTTGAACTCGGTTGGCAACCAACTCAGTACACAAAAGTAACAGCCAAGGGTGGTGGTGGAAACCCGAAGGTTGATGAAGACTCTCTTAACAAGTTTGCGGAAACTTCAGGAAACGAAGCCGGAAAACTTCTAGCTAAGTGGGTTGTAGTTAACTCTCGTGCCAACATGGTCAACACTTGGCTTAATGCCTACAACGAAAAGACAGGAGCCATTCATGGCAATCTCTGGTTGGCTAGTACACACCGTTACCGTCACGATAACCCTAACAGCGCTAATATTCCTGCTGTACGCTTGGACAAGAATAAATCAATTCTGTTTGGAGAAGCTGGAAGTTGGACGTATGAAACCCGTGACCTATGGACTTGTGGTGAACCTCGGCTTTATTCTCTGGTTGGCATTGATGCTAAAGGGATTCAGTTACGTGTTCTGGCAAACTACCTAAATGACGAGGAATTTACAAATGCAATCCTCAGTGAAGACCCCCACGAAGCAAACAGAGAACGACTCAGGCTCTCTTCTCGGGCTCTTGCAAAGACAGTTGTATATGCTACCCTTATGGGAGCAGGAGATGGTCGAATCGCTAGTGAAGCAGATGTGTCGCTTAAGGAGGCTCGATCTGCTAAACAGAAATTCTTCACCCAAGTTCCAGGCCTGCCGAAGCTTATTGGAAGATTGCAAAAAGAACTTTCTCGCACTGGAAGAATTACTCTCTGCGATGGAAGCCGAGTCCTAGTTCCTTCTGACCACATGGTAATCCCTTATCTCCTTCAGGGAGATGAGTCGAAGATTATGAAACAAGCGGGAATTTACTTAGATGAAGAAATCAGACGTAACCGTATCAATGCAAGAAAGGTCGGCGACATTCACGACGAGTGGCAATTTGTTGTCGCTAATGAAGACGTTGGAAGATTTGTCGAATACGCTTTATCAGTATTTCCAAGGTCCGGATTGGAATTCAACTATGGAGTTCCAATTGAAGGTTCAGCGAAAGTAGGAAAGACATGGGCGGAAACGCACTAATTCTCCTGGCTGGTGCCGGGGCAGTCTTCGCCTTGCTCTAAACATAATATAGGAAGACTTTGGAAAGTTTACGTCAGAAAATACTTGACAAATACGTTAAATCCTGATATAATACTCTTATAGAACACAGAAAGAAAGGTTTTAGAAATTAGTAAAGAAAGTGAAATTGTAGTAATCCGTGGAACTGCCCATTGGGCTAAGGTTCTAGGTTCTCCTCGTTATAATAAGTTCACGGGTGAGAATGAATGGTCAGTTGATGTGACTCCGGATGCAGAAGGTCTGAAGACTCTTAAGAAGCTTGGTATTGCTGATCGCCTTCGTGACCCGAAGGATGGTGATGAGCGTACGGAAAGGTTTATCTCTTTTCGTCATAAGGAACTCAAGAAAGATGGAACTAAGGCCGATCCAATTAGGATTGTTGATAGCGGTAATAGTCCTTGGGGTGATGGGCTCATTGGTAATGGCAGCACAGTTGATGTTAAGTTTGTCGTAAGGGACTACGGTACGGGTCGGAAGAAGGGTGTTTACATTCGAGCCCTTCGCGTTCTTGACTTGGTTCCGTACGTTGCTCAGGAATTCGCCCCGCTTGAAAGCGACGATGAATTCTTCTCCGAGCAAGTCTCAGATGATCTTCGTCTTCCGGACGGACTAGAGCCGGTTGTTGAAGATGATTTGAACGACGATATTCCTTAAGACTTAACAAGAAGTGGGTCTTTTTGGCGGCTTCCTCCCACCCGAACCTAGGTAAAGAAACCGCCACTTATCTTTAAGAAGAGGATTAGAATGTTTAACTTCATTAAGAATTTCATTGCTCCGGATTACACGGATAGTTACACTGTTCAGAAGACTCCGGAAGGCCGTTGGGCTATCTACGACAAGGACGGCCATTCGATTAACGATTACAGTCGTCGTCGGGATGCTATCCGTGGTGCTGAACGTGCGGGTTACAATCTTGTTTAATCGTATCATTGCGAAGATTCGTTCGTTCTTTATTCGTACGTACGATGACATTGTTGCAGACTTCCACAAGGCTGTGTCTGATCTGGAAGCATTTGCCTCTCGTGAGGAAAAGAAGGCAGAAGCGTTTCTTCAGGAACATCTTGACCTTCAGAAGCTTGAGGCTGATGCTCGTGCTGTAGCAGCCAAGGCTCGGAAGACAGCAAGCAATATTGGAAAGCTTCTTGGCTAAAAAGATTGAAACTCTCGTTGAGGATATTTACAATCTTCTAGACGAGAATACAAATCACGAGCCAAGTGAAGAAAATCTCGATTGGATTGCGGAGGCCGTTAAGGAACTCCTCCGTAACCGTCTGTCCCGTCGAGAGCGAGAAGCAGCAACTCTCCGATTTAGTTCCATTGGGAGGCCGGATCGTCAAATCTGGTACGGAGCCCATGCCCCTGAAAAGGCAGAACGTATGCAGCCGAAGACGTATTTCAAGTTTCTGTATGGAGACATGATTGAGTTGCTGCTTCTCTTTCTAGCTAAAGAAAGCGGCCATGAGGTTACTCACGAGCAGTTTGAAGTATCTTGTGACGGTGTTATTGGTCACTGTGATGCTATTATTGATGGTATCACTGTTGATGCCAAGTCAGCCAGTCCCTACTCTTTCAATAAATTCGTAAATGGAAAGTTCTTAGAAGATGACCCATTCGGATATATCGGACAAATTGGGGGGTACAGAAGTGTTCTCGGGACAGAACGAGCAGGATTCCTCGTTGCTAACAAAGTACATGGCGATATTCACTTCGCTGAAGTCCCTGAGACTGCACTCCAAGACGCTTCCCCCTCTGACAGAATTACACACCTTAAAGGCATTCTTTCCAGCGATAGGGAGCCTCCTAGATGTTATCCCGACAAGCCAGAGGGTAAAAGTGGAAACCGAATTCTTGATGTGGCATGCTCGTATTGCCCATTTGCAGAATACTGTTGGAGAGATGCAAATGGCGGTGAAGGCTTGAAAACATACATCTATTCCAAGGGGCCTGTTAAGTTCACTAAGATTGTAAAGGCTCCGCGTGTCGAAGAAGCTTGGTAAGGACGACCCAAAGTTTAAGTCAAAGTTCGAGGAATGGATTTGGTCTGTTGCTAAGAAGTATAAGCACAAGATCGAGTACGAGCCTATTAGACTTTCGTACAGGCTAGAGAAGACTTACATTCCAGACTTCCGCCTGAAGAATGGTATTATCATTGAGGCTAAAGGCCGATTTGATGCTGAGATGCGTAGGAAGATGCTCGCAGTAAAAAGGGCCCATCCTCATCTGGATATACGATTTGTATTCCAGAATGCCAACAACAAGCTGAGTAAGAAAGCGAAGATGCGCTATTGGGAGTGGAGTGAGATGCACAACTTCAAGTGGAGTGAGGGCACCATTCCCCCGGCTTGGTATAAGGAAAAACTAAATATTGAGTAAAATCTTATTTCTAGACATTGAAACAAAACCGATACTTGCGTACACCTGGGGCCTGTTTAATCAAAACATCTCACTAGATCAAATCGTACAGAGTGGTGGTATCCTTTGTGTTGGTGCTAAGTGGCTTGGCAAGAAGGGTTGTGAATTCTATTCTGAGTGGGAGCATGGTCAAGAAGGAATGCTTTCTGCTATTCACAAGATGATGTGTGAGGCAGATGCTGTTGTTACTTATAACGGAGACTCCTTCGACCTTCCTCGTCTTAAGGGTCAGTTTGCGCTAATTAAACTTCCTCCCGTGCCACCCCTAACCAGCATTGATGTTTTGAAGAATGTTCGGAAACTAGGTCTTACAAGTAATAAGTTGGCTTTTGTTGGTCCATTCTTTTCTATTGGCAAGAAAGTCAAGAATGCTGGGTGGCAGCTTTGGATTGACGTTCTAAATGGAAGTGATCGAGCACGATACCAAATGCAACGATACTGCGTTGGTGATGTTCTACTTCTAGAGCGGGTTTATACACGATTGAAGCCATACTTCCACAATCATCCGAACATGGGTAACGGACACAATTGTGGAAGGTGTGGAAGCCACAACACCCAAAGTCGCGGGTGGAGATTGACGCAGCACTACAGAGTACAACGAATTCAGTGCCAATCCTGCGGGAGTTGGGGCGAAGGTCGCAAGGAAAAGATTACTTAAACGTGGATGAAGAAACGAAAAAGCGTATCGAGGATTTCTTCGAGGGATTCGAGTTGGTTGAATTCCTACAGATTTCTGTGACCGAGATTATTGAACGGTTCGAAGAAGAAGTAGAGGAGCATTTAGATGATATCGAAGAACTCATCGGAGTACGAGAGCGAAAAGGATACGAAGAAGAGTGACCGAACCAAGTGTTGCAACAGACCAATCTACACGAGAGACAATTATTGCTTCTGGTGCGGCAGCCCTGATTACACAAATTGGGGGGACTCACTACAAGAAGTTATCCATCCAGCCGGTTGAGTATATTCACGCTAACAGGATTCCGTACTTTGAAGGAAATGTCATCAAGTACGTGACCCGTTGGCGGGATAAGGGTGGCCTTCAGGATTTGGACAAAGCGAAACATTATCTAGACCTTCTAATTGAGTTTGAGACTAACAGTGACAGGAATGAAAGCATTCGGTTGGAAACAGAGACGGGAGCAGAGGCGGCGTAACCACATTGCCAAGGACCTCGCAAGTCCTAAATATCACCAACGAGTAAAGAAGTCAAAGAGGAAAGAGGATTGGCAATTTGAGGAAGACGAGGAATAAGTCACCAATTGAGCAGTGCATCGACTGGAATCGAAATAAGGCGCGTCTAGCCAAAGACCCAAAGGATCGTGCTCGATACGAAGACAACATCAAGAATTTGGAGGCATTTCGTGACGCGAACAAGTAATCTAGTGACTAGGATTTACCACTCCCGCGAAGATCGTATATCGGAAATCCATCCAGAGCAGGCTCGTATTCAGTACGATGGGTATGATGGGAAACGCCTCTCAGACGTACAAAATACATTCGATGAATACTCTGTTCGATTGTGTGATAAGATTGATGATTACCTAGACTCCGAAGATGAAGATGAGTTGGAGTATAATCGGGCTCGACTGATTGAGGATTGGGCGATGGCTCAGGCGGCACTAAGTAAGATTGCTTGGGCAATGAGGTTTGATGGAAATGCTGCGTACGAACGATTGATGAACTCAATCAAGACAGATGCACCAGTAGATATGCGGGGTCTATGAAGATTCTAGTTTGTGGGGGACGTGACTACGATGATTGGGATACACTAGATAGGGTACTTACTGCTTGGTACGAGGCTCAAGGGGTTGAAGTGACTCTAATTCATGGTGGTGCGAGGGGAGCAGATCAAATGGCAGGCAACTGGGCACTTGTTAACTCTGTTCCCACAGAGGTTTATTATCCCGCTTGGGATGAATACGGAAGGGCTGCGGGAATTATTCGCAATACTGAAATGTTGGAACAAGGAAAACCAGACTTAGTTTTTGCTTTTCCGGGGGGACGAGGCACTGCTCATATGGTTAAGATTGCCAAACAGGCAGGAATAGAGGTTATTGAAATTAATGGATGATTATTCACGTTTCATTCACGCATCTCGCTATGCCCGCTGGCGGGATGACTTAGGGCGACGAGAGACGTGGGAAGAGACTGTAGTTCGTCTCATCGACTATTACGAGAGAGTTCACAAAGATAAAGATATTTCTCGGAGGCTATTTACATCTATTCGAGACATGGAAGTCATGCCCTCCATGCGGGCAATGATGACTGCCGGACCCGCTCTAGATAGGTGTAACGTGGGTGCGTACAATTGTGCGTATCTTCCTGTGGACAGTCCTCGCAGTTTCGATGAAGCCATGTACATTTTGATGTGTGGCACTGGTGTTGGATTTAGTGTAGAGGGTCGTT